ATTTACCGGACCGATAGCGCTCAGAATGCGCATAAAGACTTATCTTGGAGACAATCTGATTAAACTTGAGCCTTGTTACTGCTCAAGCTCTTCAAGGGTGATAGTTTAGACACAGCCACCATCCTATCGTAAATCCAATACACCTTTCCCATCCTAAAGGATCTGTCGACCCTCGGACGATCGGGCGTACTGGGAACGTTAGGACGGTGAAACCATGCTGTTATCGGATTATCCCCCATAAGAGCTAAAAGAAACGGAGTACTAATATCCAACCATGAGCGAACCCATGGCCTTCTGACTAATACATCCTCAATGGTGTCGTCCTCGTGCTTTGAGAGAATTCCCTCAGGCTCGAAAGAAAACGTCCATTTATCCATTAGCTCTTGATGAACTCTAGCAGTGATTCTCTCATCCATCGGACGAGGAGAATACTGAGAGCACCACCAAATAAAAGGCAGTGGGAATGGTCCAGATGGTGAAGTTAACATAAGGTGAAACCTTTTCCAGCGACCCTTTTGGGGTTTCATATGATTAGGTAACACTCTATGACTTGCACCGAACCAACGGTAAGGTTCCTTTCGGTGAACCTCCCTAAAGGCTCTTATCCGCTTCACTAAGGATGCGGTGGTAGAACGTCGAATCGAGTATACCTCCTTGAAGGATACCGGACTGATGTCTACCCCTTTCCACAAGAATCTCTTGGCAAATTCACAAGAACCATTGTTTGACACAATAGTTTTGTGATGCGACATAGAGACTCCCTGAAGAGAGATAAGATCTTTATAGATTCGGGCAGTGCCAGCATCAGCGATGACTACGTCATCGCCTAAGATGGCATAACCTTTAAACCAAACGGAATCCGGATGACCTGCTTTCCTAGCGCAATATTGTACAAATGCGTGGTGGGTAAGAGCGAATGTCGGCCAGGATGAGTAAGCCCCTAAGGGCTGACCTATACCAAAGCGTATTGGTGGCAAACCTTTTGCAAACGGAGTCACAAAAGATTGAGCCATCAATTGCTGCCAGACATAAGTTATTGGGGCTCCCAAGAATCCCTTCAATATTCTAGTTTGAAGGAATATGGGAAATCTATCTGTAGCTGAGGTAAGATCAAAGCTATATAATTGCTTTGCTTTCCTATCTCTCAGCGCAAATAGAGGCTTAAGCTGGTTGAAGGTGCCATCATTAGGTATAGACCGTAAAACGGTCATCAACCAAATGTGGATAGGTCTGAGTAACGCTTGTCGGATAGAATCCAGCATCGCGAAAACCCTAACCTTACCACCTCCTTCCCTCTTAAGTCCAAGAGTACCCCACCTACCCGGTACCGGTTCGGCAAGCTCCTTGATGAATTCTACGAATCCAAGAGAGGAGGTTATCGGAACCTTGACCACTGGGACTTCAAATGTGCGGTAAGGAAAGAGGTAAGAGGATAGTAAACCTACCCAATGAATTCGATCCTGCCATTCATCTCCTGAGAGAAGACGGCGCAACTGAAAGTGCCAGTGGGCAATGTCGTCTCTCAATACATTAACTGAAGTGCCATAGGCATTTAAGCGAGTATTGGGACCACCGGACCACGACGGAAGCCATTTAAAGCCTAGCGTGATTTCAGAAGGAAAATTCCTAATGATTTTCATCGCCAGCTTGGGGAACACGTCTGAAAGCCATTGTCTCAGGTCTTCTTCAGGTGTGTGTTCACCAGGACACAGATTAGGAGACGCATAATACGACTCTAATTTGGTCACTCTAACGCGACCCCCCTTTGTCCATATAGGAGAAAGATTCGGTCTCTTCTTGATATTAACGTAAGTCCGGTAAAACCCGAACAATGTTAGATACCATCGAGCGACCGTTTCAGACTCGGTACTACCCAACCTAATCACCTTTCGGTGCTTAGATAGAATAATCCGAGGAATACCTTGTCTCGTTAACGAACATCGAGGTTCGTACATCTGCGTCACCACAGGCGTTGTCGACAGATCTTTACTTAAATAATTAAGTAAAGCTGTATGACAAGACTTGAGGTACGCAGAGCAAAACGACGGACCGTTACGTTTATTCAACGTATGGACCGTCTTTGCGAGCGAGAAAGCAGCAATCGACCACCCTTTCGTATGTCGTCCAAGGATGACTAGTGACATCCTGTTAAAAGATGTCACTAGCCGATGAAGATCTTCCAAGACCTTCTGCCAGTCCACAACAACTGAGCGCTCTGAAAAGTTAAACATTTTCATTGTCTCAGTGTTATGGATTCGACTACATCATACCACCACTATCAGCGGTACAAGGGTGTGGCACCTGCGACCAGGCTCGAATCGGATCAATTGCTTGACCTGTTCTTTCTCACGTTGTTAGCACGATATCTCCGTATCGCTACGGAAACCCGAACTAGTGCGTGATCGGACAACATTCTTTACTTGCGCTCAGAATGCCTTCAACGGTTGTCAAACCGTCGAAAGGTCCCTATCTTCAGGGCCGACTTCCAATTAAGGAAAATCGGTTGAAGAAGGG